TCGGTCAATTCCATCGTTTTAGTGTCTTTAACGGCGTAAGAGGTCGCGTAATCTGGATTGGTAAGGATGGTGGACCAGACGTCAGAGATACTGTCAAAATTTGCTTTCGGGTACTCACCAAGAGGATAAATATTATTCGCATAAGTCGACCAATTCGTGCCGCTCTTGTAGGAATCAAGCAAACTAGGCTGAACATAAATACCGCCATCACCTAAGGCAATTGGACTTCCGGCCAAAGCCGATGTTGCCGCAAGGCTGCTTCTCGTAAGACTTCTAACGACAAGGTGCTTCATCGCCGAGCATCCATTAAACGCATTTGCAGCAATGCTCACCGCAGTTTCCGAAGTCAAGTCCGCAACTTCCAGTTTCTTGGCATTCTGAAAAGCATTCGCTTCGATCGTAGGCGCAGACACCACGGCTCTCTCCAGATTCGGGTGATTATAGAACGCATAGGTTCCAACTTTCGATATACTCATAAGGTTTGTTTCACCCCTCGTATTCTCTTAATGTCCGCGCCAGGAACTGGATAACAATATTCCGGTTATCCTGGAATTTCGCGGTATAGGTTGTATTTGCGGAAATAGGTCCAAGCGCAGGCTCCCAACCGATAAACTCGAACTCGGTACTGTCGCCCTGGGTTGTAGTCGGTGTAGACCCGCCGTAGACAGGAGTTGTATTCTCGGCAAAACGTCCGGACCACAGAGTTTGCCCACCATCATCAGCAGATGTGACGAAGGTTGCGGTATACATCGGAATATACGTTGCTGTATACGTCGTATTGCCGGTAATCGGGCCAACTTCCGGGGTCCAGCCTGTAGAAGCTACGCCATCCTGCGTCGGAGTTGCTCCGTTGTAAGTCGGAGTCGTGCCATATGGAACATCAGTATCGGTCTCCAGAACCGTACCATTAGCATTCTTCCAGGTTACAGTATATGTATTCACAACGCTGGTATACGCCGCATAGACACTCCGGTTCGCAGTAACAGCGTTTCTCGCGCTGCTATCAGCACTTCCATTTTGAATAGTACTCCAGCCTGCAAACGTATAGGTATACTGCGCGGTTGCAGCTCTCGCAGGAGTCCCAGTCCACGTACCATTTGCTCCGTCGACAATGGTTTCGGTATGAAGAACCTGACTGCCATCGTAGTTATAATACGTAAGCAGCGTCGTCGTATGATCGGCTGTCGGATTAATATACGGATACCTTGCCTTCAGCTCGGCAATCTCATCGCCGCTCAGCTGACCGACATGCACTTCACCACTGATGACCGCTTTTGCCAGAGACGGATCCGAAGTTTTGTCGTGATAAACCCATTCACCAGTAGACGGATTTCTTTCTCTGGTAAAGCCTTCCATCGTATCCAGCAGATCATAGAAATCATCGATCGCTGCCTTGTCGGTAAGCGCCAGATACAGGCCCTGAATATTAACCTGTGAATGCGCCGGAATGCCTTCAAGAATGTCGACCAGCGGCACAACCGTTGTGTTAATATTCGAGAGCATCAGGCTCTGTATATTCGTGTAATCCGGCAGTACAAACTCGTTTAGCTTCGTAAGATTCAGAAGTGTCAGAGTAGTGATCGTGCTGGGCAGATGCAGTTTCTCAATAACGCAGCCATCCGCCAGTTCAACGCCGGTTATAGCAGTGCCGTCGAAATACGCCTCAACCAGTCTCGGTGAATTCTCAAGGTTTACAGGGATCGCAAGTCTCGGGCAATTCCTCACGTCCAGATACTCCAGCAGAGGACTGTTCTGCACGTTAATGGTTGTGAGATTTGCGTTGGAATAACTCGTAGCTTCATCGCCGATCTTTAGCCTCCGAAGCAATGTTGCTTTCGAGAAGTCGCATTCATTCGGATAAAATATGCTCAGATCTGAAATATCGGTCACCAAATTCCCGGAATGAATCCAGGTCTCCATTTCTGTAACGCCGGTCGGGACAATGTAAGGAAACGAAGCCTCTTCTCCGGCATCCACTCGTACCATGGCCGGAGTCGTACCGCCGCCAAAGCTGACCGCGGCATATCCCGGAATTGCCATTTTGAATTTCAGAACACCAGCGTTAAACAAACGAAGGTTAATAATGTTTGCTGATGCGTTGCCGGTATCGTACTTGCCATCCATATAACGAAAGCGGTTATAGATCCACCATTTGCGCTGCTCTTCCTTACTTCCCTGCAGCATCGTAAGATACCGGTCGGTCTTAATCAGTCTTCCGGTCTCCTCGTCAACTGTTACGGGATCAACCAGCGGCGTAATGTACTTAACATAGGCATCCTCATTGAAAATCGCTTCTGGCCAGTACGCCTGGTGATCTTCAAAGCGCTTCTCAATAGCGTCATAAGTCCAGGCACCGGTCCTGAGATTCCGGTACATCTGAGTCAATTCGCCTCTAAATGCATCGCGGAGGTTGTTCCAGAAGACCGAATCCTGTGCGTTATACACAGGAGCATTCGATCCTCCGGAATCACTTCCGCTGATCACGCTGTCGACGGTATCAGTATCCTCCAGATAAGGAGAAAACATCAGAACACCGGAGTTATTGGTACCGATCGCAGTATCCATATCGTAAGGCTCGAATACTGCTTTGCGGTCCATTTTACGGTCTGAATCCGCCATTTTGATTTCCTCCTTATCAGATTTCGCTGCCGTCAAAGCCGACGAACATATTCTTCGCACGGCTGTCGATCATCAGGAACAGCTCGGTGAACAGATAATAAAAGACCGCGCTGTCGATCTCCACATAATCGCTCAGTTCTGCCCTGAACTTGGAGAGTCGATACGCAGCCGTATCTTTTGTAAATGTAACAATCTTCCGTCCGGTGTTTACGCCTTCGATAATCTCATCCGCAACCGTAAAACTGCTGTCTGTAGCGCTGTACGGACTGATCGTGGCATCCGACGGAAGCGTATAGGTAACCGATGCTGGCAGATTTTCATTCGTCGCGGTATCGCGCCAGGTGGATTTTACCCAGCTAAGGAACTCTTTTAGCTTTGAATAGTCACGCCATTCATCACTCGGGAATCTTGCCTCAAAGTCGTCGTACCAAGTCGGATAACTTGTCTGGGTCAAAGCGTCATAAGACATGGACACAAAGTCGTCATCCTGAAACTTCACGTTCGCCGAGTTATTTCGCTCCCATTCCCAGCTTTCCATGTTGCCAGAATATCCATAAGGCGCCGGTGCACGTTTCGGCAGGTTGAAGTTATACTTACCGAGAAACGTTGTGCTTCGGTCGCTCGGATTATACCAGAAGACCACAACAGGATACCCCTCAATGCCATATCGGACCTTATCATTTTCCCGCATCGCGGGGGTTCTGTATGGGCAGGTGTCGTTGTAGAACATCGTGAGCTCCGTATTGTTTGCGCCTTCACTCGAGGCCACATCAGCCTTCAGAACAAAACGATTAAATGGAATTGAATCATCCCGAAGCTTATAGTTCGGAACAACGCCACTCTGCATGGTAAAGCCGCCCTTAAACTGCAGGTCATAGTTCTTTCGATAATAAATCGCTGAACTGGTACCCTGAACATTGATCTGACAGCCTTCGAATGTAAATGATCTCGCGTTACTCGTCGGATCTACATAAGACCCGGAAATCGTCTTCTTGTCTCCCTTATACTGCGGAAGCTCTTTCGCATTCAGCACGAAATACGGAAGATTCGAAGGCAAATTCGCGGCCACAATTTGAGACGCGTCATTATAGACCTGATTGTGCTGGTATCTCTCCACCATCAAATCACCGACCTGAGTATCCGCAATCCAGTTGTCCAGCACCTGTCTTCGGTTCAGACTGTTATCATAGACTCGAATGGCATAAATATCAATTCCGCAGTCATTTGATCCAATGCTGATGCTAACCGGGTTTCGCTGACTGAATCGTTCGCCCGATGCGTACTGAATTGCTCTGGACATAATGCCGTTGATATACATCAGAATCAGTCGGTTCTCGGTCTGCTTCTCGACAACGATCGTCAGCCTGACATGCTCATTGTCCTTATATAGCGTACTGAGGGAGCTCTGGGCACCTCTGAATTCAACACTCTGAGGAGTGATTTTCAGACCGACGTTATCGGACATGCAGTTCAGAATCGTGGCGTTATAGTCAGCCACCTGCCTTGTCGCGAACTCAATCTCGATCGTCTTTCCGGTCGACTTGAAGTCAGACTCGAAGATTTGATAAGGAATCGTAATCCGCGCATCATCGGAAAGGCGCATGACAACAATTCCATCATCATCCGTCTGCCAGCCGTTCAGAGCCCAGTTAAAGTTCTGAAGCTGAGCAGTAATTGTCTCGTGTGTTGCCGGGTTCTCGTAACGCCAGATATCACGGGTCTCCTCGTTGTTGGATCGGCCCTGCGTATTCAAATATAATACAAGGTCTTCCGTTTCAGCCTGCACGTCGACATTTACTTCATTGACGTGGAAGCTGATCACCTTCGGAGTCGTGCCTTCGCCGGCTGAAATCTTGAATACCACATCCCCGGCTTCAAGAGCACGGTAAGAATAGCTTGCTTCAGAACGGTCAACTTCCGGAGAAGAAACCAGCTCATCATTTACATACAGATAAACTCTGCGTTTATCGTTCTGCGGATCATAAACTCGGTAAGGAATTGTAACGGTCGAATACTGCTGCACCTGCGTAAGTCCAAACGAACTGGTGATGATGACGGTATTGTTTCCCTCTTCGATCGAGATAAACTCAAAATATAACTCGTTGCTTCGTACCGGTTCACCGTTGATTTCGCAGTCAAAGTAAACCCGGAGAGAATGGCCTCCGTGAGCCTGCGCCGGGATCTGATACGTAACCTGGTTGTTCGTAACGGAAGTTTCCTGTGTTCCGATCTCCGTTCCATCCAATATAAAATGAACAGTCTTCGGGAGAGAACCAACCGGCGTATACGGGAAAGGAATTTTTCCAGTATAGGGAACACTGATGTCGAAGGACGATGAAAGAGAAATGGACGTTACCATAATCGAGAAGGCAAACGTCTTTTTGTTGGAATAAATATCAGTCAGTGTCAGGATGCAGGAGTTCAGACCGGCGCTGCAGTATTTCGCAAGATCGACGCGTACAATACCCTGATCTACCTGCAGGACTGCCGGAGCCGCGCCATTCACGGCAATTGCAAGTCGTCCCGGACCTGTCGGAATTTCATCCTCAATGGAGCTCCAGGTAATCGACGCAATGCATTCTGAATCAGACGCGATCGTCTTGGAGATCCAGCCGCTGGAGTTTGTCGCTGTGAACTTGGCGTTGGTAGTGCTTCCGCCGCCACCTCCGCCTCCTCCCCCGCCGCCAGAGAACGGACCAAGGGGACCGACGACATCTTCACTATTTGATGTCAAATATAAAAAGCCGTCTTCCGTGACATAAGCGCCGTCAACCTTTCGAATTGTGGCAAGTTCAAGGTCTGTAACACGAACCTTCAGATCCTGAACGTCTGCAGACAGTGCAAAGATTCCCTGCGCATTGCGAAGGAATTCTTCCACAATATCCGTATTCGCTTCAATATCCTCGCGGATCGCGTCGTTGGTTTCGAGACCCTGAACCACTGGGAGTGAATGAATTGCCGTGTTGTATTCACGGAGAATATCACCGCTCTCGGCATCAAAAAGCTTTGCGCAGACAATAAAGCGCACATCACCGACATACAGACAGGCGTGCCGCTGTACTGTCCAGGAGAAGATAATATCATCCTCGCCGACTTCTTTGTCGATCACGAGGTAAACGTCGCCTTCTCCTGCCGCATTCATATAATTTACTCGGAAATCAAAGTCACTGAGGTCAATTGTGTTGCAGTACCGCGGGCAGCGAAAGTGAAGTATGTTGACATTTTCATCGCTGGTAACGCCCAACAGTTGCTTCTTGGACGGAATGGTGATCCGTCTGAAATCGTGGTCGATAGTCAGCCACTCGGTTGTATCTTCGCTGTTTTCGCCGACGACGGAGGCCGACTGAAATAGCTCATCCATTCTTTTCTTCCTCCTGCCCGGGTTTGTTATTAAAGCATGTCCTTGATCAGATCATACGAATCATTGGTAAGAATCTGCTTGGCCTTCAGAATATCCAGCAGAGCGACAATTGCGGATGGATTCGGAACGTCGAGATTCTCAAGTGTCTCCTTGTCCGTATCGGTAAAGTCATTGCTCGAAAGGCCCTTTGAAGGATCATTGAGCCTTGCTACGACAGCTTTATCGGCATCGGTGTAATCATTGGTTGAAAGTGATTTGTCTGGATCGTTGAGTCTTGTGACAGTCGCTTTATCCGCATTGGTATAGTCGTTTGTTGAAAGCGATTTATCAGGATCGTTGAGTCTTGTGACGGTCGCTTTATCCGCGTTGGTATAGTCGTTTGTTGAAAGACCTTTTCCTTGAACTGCGTCGACAAGACCATAATATGCTCCATTGTGATCACCAGTCATTGTCGTTCCGTTGATTGACGGAAAAGCCGACTCTACAGCAGTATCGACCATCGTCTGAATATCACTCCGAACGTCTTCGACCGCAGTAGAAGCAGCGTCAGCGGCAGCCGTTGAAGCAGCAGACGCAGTATTGTCGTAGATTGTCTGAATATCGCTCTTCAGTGTCTCGATCTGCGTCTTAATCGCCTGAATATCCGTAAGGGTTGACTCGACCCGACTAGCCGCTGCCAGAAGATCGTCGGTCTTGTCAATAACATTGACCAGCTCACGGATCTTTGATTGCGAAACAATCGTGTCTTTATCGAGAGCTGCACGCTCGACGTGAATGATGAAGTTGGCAGATGAGAGTTCTTTATCATCTTTGGTCAGTACGATCTCGAATATGTTATCGCCAGGAGAGGTTGTCATTTGAACATCACCAAGAACTGTAACCACATTACTTTCGATAGTTGCACTTGCAGAATACCCATGGCCATCGGTTTTTGTTCCACGTATGCTAGCTGTTATGTCACCATCGAAGGTAATAAGTCCGCCTGTAGAATACATATTGAATACTAATGTAAAATCGCTGTCATATTGATTCATCTTTACAACTACAGGGATGCTGCCGGGCATTGTATCCAGCATTTTTGTATAAGTAAGCATTGGAAACCCTCTCGATTTTTATGGCTTTTTTTCAACGTCAATAATGAATTTTGATGAGTACAGTTCTGAATAAATAACGTACGTTGTAACGCCAGTTGTAACATTTTTAATACTATACCCATACCATATTCTTATCTGGGCAATCGTCTTTCCAGGTACGTCTGTAAAGTCGTTTGTGAGATTAAACGGTACTTGAATCACTTGACGACCAAACTGATCGGTGCTTATTGTCAACGAACTGCTCAAATTTATCTCTTGCCCATCAGGTCTTATAGCTTCAATTTCAATTCGCGATTTATATACGCTAGAAGCTTCGGATACAATTCTTCCTTCTTTGAGGTGATGTATTTTATCAAAAGTGCAATCATTGAACATTATTTTGGCGAGAACCTTAACATCCATGCTTCCTTGACTTATATGTATGATTGGAAGAATATCCATTGGTCTTATATCAAGGTCTATAGTCTTTGTCACTATTGGATTTGCAGATGCAGAAACAATTGTAATATCAAATCTTCCACTACAAATAAGTATACCATCAGATGTGTAAAACCGTATCAAATATTTCGTTATACCAAGCGTTGAAGTAATTTGCTTATTGCCGTTTATTCTTACAATATAACCGGTGCTACCAATTGCACTATTTGGCTCAAACGTTATATCCGTGACTTCAAATGATGTATTATCCCTATTGCCAATTATAGAAACGCTTGCCGTATCATTTTGCATATCAGGGCGTTTATGTAGTTCGGAATCATCAAGTGTATATATTTCATTGTTTAATTGTAAAACATAATCAGTTTTATTTTGGTACAATGTTATTTTTGATGGATATACAGATGATGGAACTGAACTGGATATTTCTTCAGCAGTCGTGTCAAACGTGAGGTCTCTATAAAACGTCCTCACCTTAAGAACATATTTTATTGGCTCCATGATCAATCACGCCTTTAAGATACTATTCGTTTCTTTCCCTTGTATTCATTGCCAAAGAACAACGCCCCATTATAAATTCTACTTGCCTTTGATTTTCCAACTTCTATTTCAATATTGCGTTCATTCAAAGCATCAAAGGTGGTACTTACTACCCTGGCTCTAGCATCGATACCCAATTTTTCATAATGTATTTGGACCAGATCATATAAAGTAATTGGATTCGTTGTATTTACGTGATCTAATGTAAGGTTAATATCCGGAATCCCAAGATCCATCGAATCAGCATATTGTTGTGCAATAGAATCTATTTTTGGCTTATAAATATATTTACCATTATACTCTTCCCAATATAAATTTGACCAGTTTGGATCCCGTGGGTCATTTCTGTTAACAGTAAAGTATTCTGATAAATCGACCGGAATAATATTTTCTCGTTCAAAAGTCCCTTCGGCTTTAACAACCTGCCCAAATGTAATGCTGTCTAAACCATTATATGAATCATCTTCAAAATATACAAAATCTTTTCCGATACAATATGGAAGAATTCCAGTTACCATTTCTGAAATACTATATGCTTGGTTTAAATCTATTAAATCATCGCCATATTCTATTGTTGCTGCAATAATATTACCAGGACTATCATAAAATTTCAAATTAAAGCTATCAAAAGAACATATTCCACCAAAATTAGCCAATAGACTATTATCTGTATCAAACAATATGCTCCTTACAGATCTTGGCTCACGGGCTGTTACATATTTATTTCTCCATGTTTCGGATCCATAACCAGTGCATGTAATATTAAAATTATTAGTACCAGAGATAATTTTAGTTTGAATTAAGTTTATAATCTCGTTTGGACTACTCATAGAGGAGGTTGCAATCGGTGTTCCATAATAATCTGTTGGCCAATCAGTTGTTGATGCAAAATATACATTACTTAAATCGTAGCTAACGTGTTGCGCCTTAACAGTAGCATACCCAGCAAATTCTTTTTCTACAGAATAAATTCGAAAAGCTTGCTTTGATATATTTCTAGGAACAAGACCAAATGATACATTATTTAAACTATTAACCTTTGCGTAAATAATTCTATTAACTTTTAACTCTGAAAAAAGTCTTCCATCAATTGGATATTTTAACTCTAATTCAAATTCATTAGTATCGGATTGCTTAACAATGCATGAAATAGAATCTACTAGGTCGCCAAGCCCATGATCCGTAAAAGTAGTGGCATCATGTTCAAATAGTATAGGGATCATATCGTCCACCACCTTGGTTTCATGTATATTTTGGTATTACTATTCCAAGAAATCTGTGTAATTTTCCCCAAATAAAAAGGCTCATATTCTCCAATATATTGTCCTGACGAATCGTAGCGTTTATACGGATCACTTGTATTCGTGTGATTATATGTATAAATGCTATGCTCTTTTGGATCAAAATATGTAATTCCGCTATATGAGCTACCTATAGATTGTGTATAAGTTATATCTCCGATTGATGGTATCTGATCAGGAATATATTCTCCAATATGCTTAATGGTTAGATTAGCTCCATTTCCACCAAAACGAAATAACGGCCATGCTTTAAACCCGGATGGATTATAAAACGTTTGTCCATTTTGAATTTCAATCTCAATATCTCCAGATTTATACCAACGTTCTGGAGCGCAATTAAACGTTAACGTTCCCCTGCCGTACTCATTGAAATAGCTTAAAAACTCATGAGCGTCCGGAACGTAAGCCATTCTGTAAAATTCTGGAAAATACGAATCTTCAAGCCTACAGTATCCGGTACCCGAAAGCAGCCAGGAGGCGATTTTTGGCATCATCGCCTCGAGACCGCCCCGATCTTTAGAATCAAAAAATATCTCATACGGTTGATCGTAATTCTCATAGACTTCCTGATCCATGATGCGATCGCCATTTCGGCCTGGAATATTGTAAACTTCTACTTTCCTTTTTGGAAATATAACCTTTGGATAGTGCTCGACGATCACGCCGACTTCGTCGCTACTTATACCGTTAAATATGATCATCCTTTAGCCACCCTAATCCTTTGAGATATTTCATTTATTCTATTTACAACTTTATCCGCCAGTGCTCGCTCATCCATTCCGGCCGACGGGTATACATTTACGGTGATTCCATTTTGAACTCCGGCATTATCAGACGTAAAGTTCGACTCGACGGTTCCCTGCCTGGATGCCCGGTCGTTTGCTGAGATTCTTCCTGCCGCATTCATCGCATAGGATCCGGTTGCGGCAAACATGTTTCCAAATTCATCCGCCGCCGCGTCAACGTTCGTCATATCCATCACCGGCTTAATAGTCGGAGACAGATCTTCGCTCATCATGGAGGTAATTGCCGCAAGCATCGGGCTCATCATTGAATCAACACCAGAATTTACATCGGTACTTCCATCCGAAAGACCATTTGCAAAACCCATGGCCGTATACTTACCGATTTCAGCAAAAACCTTCGACGGTGACTTAATCCCCAAGGAACTTTTAGCGCCTGAAGAAACACCATTTCCGAAACTGCTGCCTGCGCTTTGTCCAGCTTTTGAATACATGGCAGCATAATTAATACCACTGCCAACATATCCGAAGCCATTGGCGCCAAGTCTTTTGCGACTTGTTGTACTTCCAATGGAAGAATAGACGCGCATCGCAGATTCAGCCGCAGAAGCTGCCGCCTGAAGAGCCCTAGCCGCTTCCTCAACTTCACTCACTTGAGACCAAAGACCGTTTGCAAGATTCTGTCCAATCGATACTCCAGAGCTATACGTGCTGGATGCAACACTCGACAGATTATTAAGCATTGCATTGAAGATGTTTCTCATAGATGCATCGAATCCGCGCAATATTTCAAGTACGCTATTGCACTCCATCTGAACGGTCTGGATCGTAATTGTAGAATATAACACCACATTCGTATATATCGTAACGAGTGTCATCGTGATACTACCAAGAATATCCGCCGCAGTAACATTAAGACTTACCAGACCCTCCCCAATGGCCATAATACGATCTCCGCCATCTGCCGGAATGGACGCAACCGCAGCTGCGATCTGTGTAATCCCAGATGCCAGGCTGCTATAGTCAGGCGTCGTAGAGAACAGATTGCTGAAGAAGTCGCCGGTAAGTGCTTTAATTGCATCAGCAAGGGCAACCGCCGTGGCCCGAATCCATTCCGGATCAAGGCCTTCAAACGCCCTAAAGCCTGTAGCGAGCGTAGGAAGCGCTTCTCCGAGTCTAACAAGTGCTGGAGTTCCGTCAATGATAGAAGCAAGTCCAGCTCCGGCGATAGATTTAATGGAAGTCGCGAGAGCTTGGCCAACGGAAATTATCGTATCGGGATTCAAGGTATCAAATGCCTGGAATCCGCTTGCAAGAGTCGGAAGCTGACTGGCAAAGCTGCCAATAACAGGCATGCCGTCTCCGAGAAGCGCAATCAGATTTGTCGCAAACATTGCCTTGATTGCATCCGACAGAGCAACTCCGGCATTGGCCAGGCTTTCACCGGTAACTCCATCGAACGCCATGATACCGTCTGCAAGAGAAGGCAGCTGCGATGCAAAGCTTCCTATAATCGACATTCCGTCGCCAAGCAGAGCAATAACGTTCACCGCAAACATAGCCAAAATTGCTTCGGCCAAAGCAACCGCGCCTTTCCCAAGAGCTTCCCATAAAACCGAAGCAAACGCATTAAGTCCGTCTGCAAGAGGAGGAAGCGCTTCAGAAAATGCAATCAGCGCCGGAGTACCAATCAACAAACCGGTAGCGCCAGCCATCAAGAACACTCCTGCCAATCCAATAGCGCCAAGACCAAGGGCAAGACCAGTCATTGTGGCAAGGCTTATGCTCTTCATGGCCTCCATTCCTCTTGCCAAAGAAGGAAGGGCTACGCCAAGTAACGCAAGGCCAACGGCACCAGTGATCAGGCCAATCGAGCCAAGGCCAAGTGCAAGTGCGCCAATTCCAAGAGGAATAAATGCCAGACCAAGAAGCGCAAGACCGCCTGCAATTTTTGCGATATCGAGTCCTCTCATAAGGCTCAGAGCAAATGCCAGAGGGACCATTGCAAGAAAACCTACAAGACCAAGTCCAGCCGCAATGCCTCCGATTCCAAGCGCAAGCATCGCTGCACCGATCAGAGCAAGACCGCCTGCGATTTTAGGAAGATCTCTTTTCACAGGTTTCATTGCTCTCAGTGCAACGGCCATAATCACTAGGCCAGCAGCAGCCAGAACAATACCAACGCCAAGAATCGCCAAAGCGCCGGCCGCTACCAATGCCATCGGACCTGCCAAAGATAGAATCAGCAACGCTGCTACCATCGTAACCAGCGTTCCAGCTATCATGAGAAGGCCTTTCGCAAGCGCTTCGCCTGGGATCATAGAAAGAACCACTAACGCTGCTGTCAAAGCCAGGATCGCCGCGCTAACGATCAGGATCGCTCCAGCCGCTAACAAGACCTTTGCTCCAGCAAGTGACAGTAAGGCAAGAGCACCACCAACGATAATCAGCACAAATGCTAATGCGGTAATTCCATTTTGAAGTTTATCAAACGGAATGAATGACAAAGCTGCCAACGCTGCAGTTAGAATCAAAATACCGACTGACAGCATAAGGATCGAAGCGCCTGCGGCAAGCATCTTTTTGCCGCTTGCGTATTTACTAAGAACAGTCAGGGCAAGAGTTATTGCAGACAAGACAACAACTACCGCAAGAACGGACATGAACAATGCTTCCGGATCGATAGTCGACAGAACTTTAATCGCGCCGGCCATAATCAGCATGGCGACAGCAACCGCTCCGACAGCGAGCCCAAACAAGAGCATCGCTCCGGCAGCTTTAAGAAGATCGTTCGCTACGCCCTTTTTCAAATCGAGCTTATTCAACAAATATAATGCTCCGATCATCAGAAGAAGCCCGGCGGCAACTGCACCAAGTGCCTTTGCTAATTTTTCGGGCTTAATTAGGGAAAGCACAAGAAGTGCTCCGGCCATAAGCGCAAGGCTGATTGCAACGTCTTTAATAGCTTTGGCCTTCTGGCTCGTCGCAAAACTACCGACGGCATCGCCGATACCCTCAAGCACGCCTGTAATACCTTTGCCAGCCTCTTCGAGGAATTTCTTAAAAGATCCAAACAAACCCTTTCCTGTAAACAGGTCATAGAGTTTCTTAGCGATAACCGCCAGAACTCCAATTCCGCCTCCGGTTTTCAGAACACTTCCGACATCAATCTTACGAAATCCGTCTTTAATTACTCCAAACGCCTTTTTGCCCCATTCGAAAACAGTCTTAAGAGCATTTCCAATTGTCTCAAAAGGATTTCCGGAAGTAAGAAAACTGACAATCTTAGAAAGAATATGAAATACTCCTTGAAGAGCTGCGCCAATTCCGCTGACAGAATATTCAATCCAGCCGCTCTCGATTAAGTTATTCAAGACGCCCCTAATAGATTGAATTACTTTCAGAATCACTTGCAGAATGTTGTTAATAGCATTTCCTGCTCCGGCACTTTTATTCAAGAGCGTACCGAGTAAAGAATTGACTGTGATTGAAACTATGTCAAAAATATCACCAAAAAGGCCGAATATTTCCAGTAGAATTGTAACGAAAGTATTTAAGGCCCCAGAATCTTTCAGGGAAGAAGTAATCGTCATCAACAGACCGCCGAACTTCGATAAAGAATCGAGAATCGTATCGATCCTGAACTTACGCACTTCTGGTTCGAAGTTATACTTCAACTGATCGATAAAGGATCTAATTCCCGTAAATATAAACTCAAATACCGAGGCGATCCCCCAGGCAAGATTGCTCAATGACTGTACAACGCTGGAGCTTTTAATCCATTTATTTAAACTTATTCCAAGCTCCATAAACTTTGTTGCCAGTTGACTGATTATAATTGCAAGGTCTCTAGGCCATTTCAGCTGGTTACCGTTATAAGTAAATAGAGGTTTAAAAGTTTCAATAAAAGCTTGTTTTAACCAGACAAGCGGAGTCTTCAAAGCGACAAATATTGCATGAAGTCCAGTGAAAATCTTCTCAATAACCTGAAATCTCTCAATATTATTGGTAAATTTAAGCAAGTCTTCACTGAAGAATTTAAATGCTTTTGTGGCTTTAATCAGAATCAGTGTCAGCGCATGGGCATCATCGCCTTTGCTGCCTAATATAACTTTCAGAAGCCCGCCGCGAGTAAGATTAGTTACTTTAGTAATGACTTCAAAAACATTCTCGAGCGCTTCCATCAGCGTCTGATAGCCGCCAACTTTTGCGTTATGCCATCTCTCAAGAACTTCATTACGCATCTCAGCACTAGCCGCAAACATTTCCCAAAGGACATCGGTAAGATTAGTCCAAAGCTTTTTCGCTTCTTCGTAGTTACCGAAAATATGTTCAAAGGTTGTAAGCCAACCAGAACTTACCGCGTCCTGAGTAGCCTCAATTGCTTCCGTAAAGGACTTTGCTTCCTGAGCAGACTGAGCCGCTTTCACAGCAACTTCACCGTATTTTGAAGCAAGCGCCTGATAAGCCTCAGTTGCATTTCTGTAAACACCGGCATCGATCAGACGCTTTGCTTCCATCGTCATTTCGGCAAACTTTCCGAAAGCACCTTCCATAACTTCTGTATCAGCCCACTTTTTAGACAAAGTCTGGTTGAAGTTCGCAACTGTAACTTCGCCCTCTTTGATCTTTCCCTGAGCAATTGCGACATCAATAAACGCCTGCTTCAGCTCTTTAGATGCAACACCAGCAAGCTCAAGCGACTTCCAGTCCATTAGCTGCAGAGCCCCTGCGCCGTAAGACTGGTTCAGGTTATAGACGACTCGGCTGAATTCAGAGGCGCCTTTACCAGCATAAGCAACGGCGTTACCGACGCCCATCAGAAGCGGAATCAGGTTTTCAACTTTACCGCCAGTGGAGGTCATTTGCCCCAAAGCAGAAGTCATATCGGTGAAGCCAAAGCTGGTTTCATCCGAATACCACATCAGCTCGGACAAATATCCGTTTACCTTATCGATCGAGTCGCCGGTCGAGTTCATGATCGTCTGAACTGATGCGGTCTTTTCCTGATACTTCCCCCATCCGGCAGACACCTGATCAATGGACATGGATTTACCCATCTGAATGAGCTTATTCGCAGCGTCCATTGCGCCATCAGCAATCCGTCTCAGAACCTGGTCACCGATGGTCCCCATAACAGAAAACTTGCTCGATACGGTCTCGAGCGTATCCGTAAGGAGGCTCATTCCTTTTGACCCGCCAAAAGCATTCAGCATGCCATCAAGCTTATCAAGCGTAGACATGGACTGGGCCGCATGCTGCTCAAAACTTTTGTTATTGAAGCCGAGGGATACAATTCGTTCCTCGATACTGGTCATGATTCTGTGACCTCCTTCCAGGCGGATTTTGCAATATCATCAAAAATCGGACGGAGAGCAGGATTGATGTAGTCTCTCCCCTGAACATATCCGCCCGTTCCGGTTCCGTGCCCATACTGCAAAATTACAGCAATCGACACGCCGTCAACAATGTTTGAGTTTCTCCAGATAAGAACCGGTCCGTTCGTTTCATGGCGAATTACGTATTCCCAGGATTTTGCGGTTACTCCGGTGTCTTTCGGCGTTGCCGCGGCCAAAGCTTTGACGCCTTTTTCGCCATACTTTCTAAGGATGGATTCGAGGCGAAGCTTTTTCGCTTTGGTCAGAAACTTTCTGGTTTTACGATAGCTGCCACTGACTTTGACCGTAACCATGGTATCTTATCCTCTCGTTCCATGCTGTTTTCGCCTTGCGGCGTTCAGGGCATGGTTTCTCTTCGCAATACTGGACGGAGACATCTTCTTGGAAGGCTGCCGTTTAATGCTCGCAACCTCGATCAGGGTCAGCAAATGATTCAGATGCCATTTCTCGCAAGGCTGAAACGGAATCCCGAGCTCCGCCATCCAGTAATAAATCAATTCATTCGTAATTACTTCCCGACGACTCTTTGCATTTTGACGGCTAAATGTCGTAGCCGTCATAGAATCATTAATATAATGTTCGATGTCCTGACGGTTTTTCTTCGTTAGGCATAGAAACACCAATGGATCAACCGGTTTTTGTCCAACAACCATTGATCTGTAATAATCCGTTACTTCCTCTTTGGTCTTTTTCTTTTCCGTGAGGTAAGGTTTATGCCATTTTGCCTCCCATTTTGAAAGACTGATCAAAGAATGCTCAAGGACAACCGTTGTCGTCGGGATGTCGATGAAACGATTGTTTGCTTCATCATATAATTCTCGTCCGGGAATCGTAATGGGAATCGGCATAACTTATTTATTCTACAAGGGACAGACCGATATCGGCCTTCACCTGTTCTTTTCCTTTCTCATACTGCTCCTCATCCATATCGGGGAAGATGCCGAGCATCATCGGCTCCAGCTCTTTCAGCCCCTCTTCGGTGAGAAGCGGCATCAGAATAGCGGCATAAGCCTCAGAAGTTTCAAACTCCTCGCTCAGCGGAACGCCATTCTGTTTCTTAATAAAACGGCCGTCTTCGGTTCTCTTTCCGTAAGCGGCCAGAAGCACCGACTGCAGGAAATTGACATACGGTTTCCAGCTCGCTTCGCCTTCCTTAAGGTCGGTGATCATTTTCCGGTAATAACCCATAAGTCCACCATAATCTTCATATTTCATATCAAGATTCAGGACTTCGGCTTTCGTAAGATTGAAACGGACAACCTCTTCCACATCATGTCCGTCAAAACCCTTATAGGTTACTTTCTTTGCGTACATTTGTTATTCTCCTTTCAAGATTAAAAAAAGAGACCGCCAGCCAAACTGAATACGGTCTCTAATGAGTCAGTTAGGGATTATCGGGATCGGTCTCAGGCTCAGTTCCGCCGGAAGCAGCCTGCATAATAGTCACGACTTCGCCGGGCAGGGGCAGACGCGGTTCGGCGTTCTCAGTACCATAAAGAACAGCCTCAATCGCCTTCATCTGCGCATCAGTGGCCTTTGTGGAGTTAATCTCCATATGAGCAGTCGCCTTGTACTTTGTGCCGGGAATATCAATAGCAACAGGAATCGTATCGATTTCCCAGCTGAACTCGATAGCCTCAGGGCTATCATTGATAGTCTGATGATCTTCCTCGGACGGAGAAGCGGAAGCGCCCCATACAAGATGAATAATATAACCGTGATCATCAAACTCGGTATCATTACCAATGGTAGTTACGCAGCTGAAACCAAACGGCTTACGGGGCTGCTGGCCGATCGTAACGCCTTCCATAAGAGTCGCTTCGCCATTGCACTCGGCAAACTCATCAGGATAAGTATAAGCACTGATCGTGCACTTAAAGTTCTCAGTGCTTCTGATACTGAGATACTTAATATCATCAGCATAGATGTCGTTCGCTTCGGCGCCATCGGGAGATTCGGTAAAGCCCGTCAGACCATTCCAGGCAACACCCTTCGGGTAAGCCTTATTCGCCTGAGGATAGAGAACGCCCTTCTTAACGCCAGTCTGGTAAAGTCTTTCGCCAACCTGGTCCCATTTCAGAACAGACATGGTATTTCCTCCTAGAAATAAATCATAAAAACATCGTGATGAAGATTATCCGAGACAAAGTGCCGGTCATATCGACAGTTTGAAAAATGCGACATAACGGTTTGAATCATTTCCGGATCCGGTTCATCACGATTGATGTAAGTTACTTGATACCCAGGGCGAAACAGATAGGTCTTATCGTTTGCTTTGGGTTGATATGAAGTTGTACGTTCCATGATAAAACATGGATAGTTAATTCCCGTAAAGAGATAGGCCTCCCCGTTGTCGTTTGTTCCGGCGTCTGGAGAGGACTGAAAATACACTTCATCCGTGCCGAGCAGGTCTTTCAATTCCTGAATCAACAGATCAGACCGTCGCTCCATTGTATGCTCCTCCCAGCGTCAGAATGAGTCGAGGATACTGCAGGGAGGCTTCTGTAACCTTCCATGCAGTACCCATCCACTTTACGTATTTAATGGATCCGACGTGATTACGGAGATACGGATCGGCCAGAATCGAGATCTGCTGTGACGGAGTAATGGTATCATTGACGCTTTCGCCGGCCTGGTAACGCAGACTGCGCCGAAGGACATCTCCGGTGTATTTGTATTCAACCGGAGTCGTAACTTTTACACCGGGACGCTTCTCCGTTACTTCAGCGAACCCGACCTCTCCGTAAAATTTCACGCAATCACTTCCATTTTGAATTTGTAATTCGGAGTTCTGCCGTTCGGCAGTTTAGGAATTTAGATTATGCGACTTCCTCTTCAAGAACGATGAAACTGTAAATACGAGTGTTCGCACCGGACACGCGGGTCTCAATCAGGCTCTTGAGCTGGTTGAAGTCAATGTCAAAGTCTGTGAAGTGGGTGATCTCGCCGCCCTTGGTTGCGCCAATGTTGTAATCATTGAGGTTACCGATGATGGCCAGCAGACGATAGGTCTTAGCGGAAGCACCCGAGCCTTCAGTACGGGTCAGGTTCTCGAATTCGGGAACGTTGTAAACGCCGCTCACGCCGAGCGTAGAAGTGAGTTCGGCCTTATCCTTATACAGACGACGACCGTTCAGATCCTTGGCGAGCTGGATCTTGTTGAAGAAGCGCTGAGAGCAGAACATATCCATGTTGCCGGAACCACGATAATCGATCATGGCATCAAGGATGGTCTCTTCAACGGCCTGAGCATAAACATAGTTCGTGCCGAAGCCCGGATCATTCTCCGCAGCAGTAGCAGAGACAACCTTGCGAATGGTGAAGATGCCATTATCGGTCCAGATAGGACGAATACGCTCTTCATTGATCTTGTCATCGGAAGCAGCATCGCGGCCATCACCGATCAGAATCGCACGGGCCAGCTCCTTCTCAAGCTGCATGCGGTCGATCTTGTACTGGTAATCGACATAGTCGAAATCGGTGATATCAACAACGTCATCGCGGTTCAGAGCGCTCTTTGCATAAATGGTCTGAGGCTCGGTAGTACGCTTGGCAACGGTGTAGTTTTCAGCAAGGGTCTTCTCCTTACCCTTCTGATAGCCCTTCGCACGGATTCCTTCGATCTCACGAAGATCAACCTGAGAGGTACGAATACGGCTGAACGGGCTACGATGAACCTTATTCAGAACAGCCTTTACCCATGCCTGGTCATTGGTAACGAGCTCGGGGGCACCGGGGCGAACGTCATGCCACTCGGGAAACAGGGCGTCAACACCGGCGGGAGTCTGTCCGGCGGGATAAGAGGTAAAGCCGCTTACCGGAGCCAGATCGTCATGCTGCAGGCCATTCTCATCTGCGAACATGGCAAGGGCATCCTTGAAACTGCCGTTCTTTCTGGCATAGTCAAGAATCGCCATCTGATCATCATGGGTCAGAACGGGGCCGTAAGCTTCTTCATTGTCAAACACGTTATGCTTCATGGTTGTATCTCCTTCGTCTTCGTCATCTTTGTCATCGCTGCCGCCTTTGGCATCTTCCAGCGCCTGACCGATCATGAAATAAACAACTTTCTTCTGCTCTTCCGTCAGTTCGTCAAATACGTCTTTAACGGTCTTTTCTTTTGCATCTGCCATTTCTGTTTCCTCCTCGGCGTCTTTCGCCTTTTCGTTCTTTTCTTCCTTCTGCTCAGGCTTCTTTTCCTCAGCATCAGATTTCTTTTCTTCTTCCTCGTCATCTTTATCGGCGTGGAAGAGTTCAATCGGTTCTCCGGTATAAACGACAGCTTCGTCGAGGAGATCCTCATAGCTCTCGTCCGGTGTTCCCTCCCCATGGACAAGGATCGGGTTGTCAATGTAAGCGCCGGGATTGGCTCCGGCGAGAACAATGCTCACTTCTCGGATCAGACCGTGCAGAACGTCTTTTCCTTCCTGAACAAGGCGGTTGGCATAAATCGACAGTGACACAACGTCTCCATGCTGAACGGCAGATTTAACAATCTGTGCGTTAGGCGTATCATTAAAACTGCAATACGCATAAACTCCGTCATTCCGGTTCTCAAGAAGAGCATGACCAAGAATACTTGCTGGATCGTTATGCTGATGCTGATACACCAGAGGGACTGTCTGGCCGTCGTTGTCTTTAAAGGCATCACGACGAATGACTCTTCCGTCTGCGCAGAGGAGATCATTCTTTGTCGCCCAACCGCTAAAGTCATACTTATTCGCCATTTTGAATTTGCTCCTTAAAAACAGAATCGTCGCCCACATCAGCACTAGCTTCCGGCGCTACAGTCGGAGGAGTATTCTGATCATTGGACGACTGATTAAGATTCTTATTCCGCAACTCATCAGCTTTCGGATCTTTCGACGGTTTAAAGCCGATCAGGCCACGAACCTCGTTCGAGGACAGAATCTCATTTCTTGTAAACTTGTCAGCGATATCGGCAATACTTGATACCGGTACCAACTTAAAGGGATCTCGGAAGAACATGAAAGTCTGCCCTTTTGTTCTGGCAGTCTTTGTCAAGAACTTCCGGTTAAATTCGCCGGTAATTGCAGAAAGAATCGGCTCAACAATGCGATTATAGTAATTCATCATGGTCTGTTCGTTGGCTGTGCCATTTAAGATCTCGTTCGTAATCCCAAGCTGGCCCATCAGTGTCTCAGTCAGGTATTCGATCTGCTTCATTAAATTGTTGTCCAACGAACGGTTTAGTTGAATCACTCGCTCGGTTCCGTCGGTATATGCAATACCATACTTGGAACCGGCCAATTGCATCTCAATGTCTTTTCGACGCTGTTCTGCTTGCGCCCGGCGCGCCTCCGTTTTAATTACATACGGAAGCTGTATAATGAGGTCAAGTTTTCCGGCACTGCTCTGCTCATCGACATCATCGAGGAGCCGCAGTTTCCGAATTAACCTCTGCATGGTGGAGTTTGGTTCATTCATTACCGAATAAAACGGATTCTCCACAATGGCTACCATTTCTTTAGGAAGGGTTACTTCCTGCCTTTGACCATTTCGGTCGTTGTACAATTCGATCGTTACGTGCCGTGGCATCCATTTTGTAATCTTGCCGGTACGCATGGTATTAACGTCGTACGATCCGCCCTTGTATGGGTTTGTTGTCGTATCAACCGGAACACATGCAACGACGCCCTCGTCAAGCATTGACTGAACAATATCACGCACGAATGCTCTGGATTCCTGGTCAATGTTCGCCTCAAGACTAAATATCGAATTCAGACCGGAATCTATGACATCGGAAAACCGACCATTTGGATCGGTCTTTACATGCCGAATATCGATCGAAGAGCAATCTGTAGCAATACGGTTGTAGATCGAATTAATAATTGTACGTTCATTTCCGATTCGAATACGGTGCCGATCCTGACGATAAGAATAATTACCGTAGGAATATGATGGCTGCGTAATGGTCGGATCTTTATTATTGATGAAGGCATTCCAGCCATGCTGGAGCCTTTCCATAAATGTTGGCATTGGAATATGCCTCCTATCAATTGGTTAAAACCCGAAAATGGGCATGAAAAAACCGCCTCTTTGAAAAAATAAAGAGACGGTTTTAAAATGAGATAAAGATTACTTCTTTTTAGAATCTTTATAAGTATGCATATCTGAAATATCCTGATATGTTTTAATGATACTGCTTACAGTGTAAAGACCTGCAGCCCCTTTTAAAAGATTTCCGGCTACACCAGCGCCAGCAACTATTCCGTAGTTTCCTCTTGAAGCTCCATACTGTTGAGCAGTAATAAGAGCGCTAACGGCTAAACCAGTGCCCATTCCATACGCAATGTTTCTTCCAATATGCCTTCCAACTGCGCCAATGTCACTTCTTCCGGCTTTAGTTAAGGCTTCTCCGCGAGCTCGTCTGGTTTCGTAGTCGGCATTAATCTTTCTCCCGCCCATTCGATTAATTTGCCAGTTTTTACTTCTCTGGCTTTTATCGCCTGGACGAAATCGGCCATTGCCGAATATACCGCTTCCATATCTTCTTTTACCATCAGGAGTCAGCGTTCCATCAGCATTTTGAAAACGTCTCAAGCCCCATTTCTGGCCTTTGATACCGTGATGCATCAAATAAGTATCTTCGTAGTAGATCATCGCGCCATCATCTCCTCATTTCAACGTTATATCCAATCTTATTATTAGTAAAACTATATGATATAGCTCCATTTTTAACAGCGGAAGACGCCATCTGATCGTACATTTTTACCAAAGCCTGCTGACCTTTGGCACGTTTCTCGCGCATAGCCTCTTCCATAATGGCGTTCTTTATACTTTTATTATTTTTATTTGAAGAATACAATTTATACCCGCCGTAAGCAACAAGACCTGCCGCCGCAATCGTTGCTCCAATTTTAGCGGCTTTTTGAAGCTTTTCTTTATTACTTCGAGACGCCGAATTTTTTACTTGCTTATACTCTGACTTCGCTTTACGTAATTCTTCCGCCTTTTTTCCAGCTTCTTCCCATCGCGCATTTGATGCTTCTCTTCTTTTCTTAGAAAAACTATACGGATGATTGTGATTATAAGCATTATTAAAAGCTTTATTATACTCTTTACGAGCAGCTTTATACTTTTGCTTTGCCTCTTTAACACTATCCGGACGATGATCAGAATTTGCCCCAAAATATCGAGCTTTCCCAGCAGCATTAAAAGTGCCGTCCGCATTTTGCCATCTACGTTGGCCCCATTTCATTCCTTTGAGGCCATAATGGCAAAGGTAATTTGACTCATAATATACCATTTTGAATCTCTCCATAAAAATCTAAGAGGGTTGCTTTTTACAGCAGCCCTCTTGAAGATCTTAAGTATTTACTTTTTAATTACTCCCATATCAGAGAGAATTTGTGCAATGGATTCGCCGTTCTTTTTTCTTCGTTCCAGCTCAAGCTGTTCCTTACCGGTAAGTTTTCTCCGCAGTTCGATATAAGATCCACAGCTTCTGTTATAAACCCTTTTCTCACGATGATGCTTATCTTCATTTACTCGGCGACTGCGATTAATCTCTCGAATCAACTTCTCGATCAACGCAACCCCGCCGGGCCCAAAGACCAGAATCTCCTGCTTATGGTTTTTCCATAGCCATTTTGCCTTCTCTTCCTGCTGATAAGCCCAGTTATCAACACTCCAAAGCAAGACTTTTACTTTCTGATTCAGTTCGTCCTTTGTCATTTCACATTCTCCTTTAATAGAATAATTGGAATTAATACTCCATTAAAGAAGCTGATTATTTTGCGAAATTATTAAACGCCTCTCATATAAGCGCCCAAGCAGTTCTCATACATCTTTCTAGTAAACGAATCCATTTTATTCCATTTATTAATATTAAATCCTTCGTAAGCTTTCGGTAATTCAATATTTCTAAAGAATTCTATCGTTTCATCTATGGAAAACTCTCGAATCCCTTTAACGCTTGCCGCTTTATTTCCATTAATCAAGATTAGTGGTTTATCAGAAAGCCTACCGGCATCGTTAAAGTCGATCATTGCATTGTATCCATTGGCGATCAATTCTTTCGCATATGCTTTTCCTAGTTTATTATTTCTATCAATCAAATTTGCCTGATACTGATAAAAATGCTTTAAAATATCATCTCTATAGACTTCATCCGAATGCCCTGGAAATGCTTTTTTTAAAGCAACTTCCATAAGTTCGATGCTTTCTTTTTTTCCTGGAGCTTTAATCTTTTCTTTAGCTTCAAGAGTCGCTTCGAATGATTTTTTAACCCCACCAAACGCATTTGCATTCCACATCTGGGGAAGAAAACCTCTGTATCGATCTCGGTCTTCTTCGCTAATGGAAACGTATTCAAATCCATCTCTTAACGTTCCATGTCTGCCTTTTGACATACGGAACAGTTTTGCTCCGACATCGATGGAAACTCCATCATCGTTCCCCATTTTTGCAAATTCTTCCGGCGAAATAGGAACATAACGTTTAGAATCGGCATCGAACCAAGCCTTCATAAATTGCTCTGGTTTAGAGTTGAATCCACCATATTCGCCATATGCCTCACGAGCTTTTTGAAGATCTTTAGCTGGAATTTTCATATTCTTTGCCGCAGCTTCTGAATCCTTTAAAAACTTTTCTCCATAGGCAGCGGCGTCAAAGTCTTTATGATCACCGATATGACCTGCACCATTTGCATTAAGCAAAATATCAGCTATTTCTTTGTTTTTATGTGAATCATATGTTTTCGCTCCAACCGCAATCAACGCCGCGGCGCCAACAACTCCGGCACCGATTAAAAGCTCTTTTTTATGCTGTTTAGCCCAACCGGCAATATCGGGATTCACAACTGCGGCATTCGGATTTTTCTTCAAAAGCTCACGGTTAATATCCTGGTATTCTTTAATCTTTTGTTTTTCGTTCTTATACTCTTGCTTAGCATCAAGATACTTTTGAGCTTTGCCGCTCGCATCCTCCCATCGCTTCTTATTGGCTTCTCGATGAGACTTTACTGGACTATAGGCCGCGATTGAAAGATTATAAGCCTTATTAAATGATTTCTGATACTCCCTGCGAGCTTGCTTATATGCTTTTTTCTTTTCTTCAAGCTCTCCGTTTGAATCTAAACTCTTTCTCCATCCGGCCTTTTTCTCAGAAGCGGAATGATCTTTAACGCTCAAAGGATATGGAGGACCATTTTTCTTTCCCCACCGCTGGCCTAAAATACCATGATGATATAATTCATCTGAATAATAGTAAATCATTATTTGTCACCAAAAATCTAAGAGGACTGATTTCTCAGTCCTCCGATCGATTTTCTTTATCCAATTTGTTATTACATAAGTCCGGGTTTACAACCGCGGCATTTGGACATCTCTTAAGAAGATCCTTAACAAAATCTTTGCTTGTTTCATATACTTTATCAAATCCAAGTCCGGTAGTATTATCTTCATTTTTCTTCAAATATACCAGCCTCCTTCGTCTATTAAAATACATGAAACGAATATAAACGTCAAGAAGTGATTCATCTAAATGCCATAAAGACTTCAAAGCCATCCAATCCGGAACGCCGTAATATGCGCTGGCAATGGAACCTGTAATACATGCAATCGTATCGGTATCTCCGCCAATGCTTACTGCCAAACGGATTGCATCTTCAAAGCTTTCCGATTCCAGAAATGCTTCAATAGCCTGCGGAACGGATTGACTGCATTCGACATGGAATTTGTAATTGTCTCGAACCTCATCGATTGTAAAACCAATCGGATAATAGTTCGTGTAAACAATATCACGTATCATTTCTTTACTTAATCCGTGTATTGCTTCCCAGATTGAAACCGCAACTGCTTCAGCACCTTTAAGCGCTTCAGAATGATTATGGGTTACTTCAGTAACTTTCTTAACCATGGAGAGCATTTCATCTTTATCTTTTGCTAAATAAGGAATCGACGAAATTCTCATCGCAGCGCCATTGCCATAGCTTCCATATGGTTTTGGATCTTCAGAAAAAATCCAATTAAAAAACCGGCGTCCATAACCGAAATCATCGTACAATCGACCGAATCGTTGCATAGATTCTACTGCACATTCAGAAAGATCTTGCTTGGTTTCAATCGAATTCATCACTGCATCGGCAATTGCCAGGGTCATTATGGTGTCATCCGTTGGACAGCAGTCTTCATGGAAGAGTTCAAAGTCTTTTCCTTTATGGTCAGTTCCTTCAAATCTTGATCCCGCAATGTCCCCAATAAATGCTCCGGTTAGTCTAAAATCCATTCTTTCATTTCTCCTTTTTTCAAAAATATTAGAGAACGTAATACTCTCTAATAAGAGAAATGTAAAAATTGCGAATTATCTGAAGGCACCTCGCATAACTCGGGCATCAAAGTTATTCTGGCCAACCTTATTCATAATATCCCTTGCAACTTTTTGACCATAATCGGCTGCTTTTTTATCGAGACCGGTATAGTGGAGCCCCATGTAAATGGCAATTGCGGTAGCTCCCGCATATGCGGTATTTCCTACAGCAGCATTGATGACTCCTTTTGTAGTCTTTTTAACGGTATTTGCAGTATCTCTTGCTTTTCGTTCGGCTCTTGCTTTTGCAGCATGATCTGCCATATCCTGTTTTGCCAAATATCGATCAAATTCTTCTTTGTATGCAGAATCCTTCGATCTCTGATTTACTTTGGCATTAATAAGTTTTCTTCTTGTACCGGCGCCTTCGCCATAGTACATCTTGGCGCGGGCATACTCTTTAGCATCTTTCTTGGCATCTAATCTTGTTCTCAAAGGCGCACGCCGTTTCTTTCCTGCTTCTGTATAAGTTCCATCCGGATTCTGATAACGTCTTACGCCCCATTTCTGACCTAGAATGCCATGGTGGTACAATTCATTAGTTTCATAGTATACCATTTTGATTTTTCCTCCGAACTTACTCAAATGCTTCTTTATTATGCTTATAGGCTACATAAGCATCCATCATGGCAGATACGTTATCAATCTTTTGCTCTCTTCGTTTCTTTAGAAGCTTACGATTTCCATTAGTATCCTCGATCGTAATGCAGTTACCCATGCAAAAGGACATAAGCTCCTGATCAAACAAGAGCATTCGTTCATTCGCGTAATGCTTCAGTTCTCCGAGAGGAACAGATTCTGTCTTTGCTCCCTGAATAACCTTTTCAATTCCGAATGGACCATTCTCAGTTTCCCAGCGCTCAACAAATTCTTTCGCATTATATGGGTCAAACCCAAAACAGCGAACATCAAATTCGTTATCAATAATGAACTGGTCCAGATCATCATATACGAGCATCATATCGAGAACGACGCCATCTAATACGATTAGACTTCCCTCTTTAATGAAGTCTTCATACTTCGTATGCATAGCCAAAGGAAGCTCGGACATTGTCTTAGAGGTAATATAACTTCGAACTTTGACTCCGAATTTTCCATCACGAGTTGGAAACAAAAACGTAAATGCACAGAAGTCATCTCCCTGGGAAAGATCCGCGCCCATGGCGCATGGCAAACCCCAGAAGTTACGCTTCCTGTGCGGAAGAGTCTCTTCATATGTAAAGAAATATGTGAATCCTTCCATAGGAAGATTGAATCTCTTGGCAAGAATCTCATTTCTCTGATCAGGAAAATTTTCTGCTTTAGCTACATCTTTCTGATAAGCTGAGTAAGTTACAGTATGGCCGAGATTTGGATTAGCCTTCAGCCACATTCTTGGATCGCCAACTTCATGAATATCATCAAGCTGATAATACCAGATCGAAGTATCATCAAACGCCTCGCCAGTTTCATCGTCATCAAATTCGCCACGAAGGATCTTCATGAGCTGCATTTTGATAGAATCCCCGGATCCGTTTCGAACCGTTCCTTCAGAGCTTGTTGCAATGATCAGATAGTCATCGACACCGCCCTTGGCGCATCCCTGCTCAATAGCGGTAATAGGATCCTCTCGAATATCACCAGACAGCCATTCGTCGACGCTAGCGCATTTACAGCGAAGTCCCTGAAGCTTATCGATGCTGAAAGGACGGATTTCAAGAAGAGAGTTTGTGAGAAAATCCTCAACACCTTTTTTTGTTGAAGCAAGCTTTACGCGATTCGCTTTCGATCCAGTTGTATTCTGAAGAGACCCTTCAGTTAAAAACTGAAATAGAGGACCTCTTGCTCGTACGATGGAAGTTTTAATAGGACTAAGAACTTCTTCTGCCTGTTTCATTGTAGGAGCCGTTGTGATTTGGTGCGTAGTCGATGCGTCAACGGTTAAGAAATAGCTCTGAATTGCGGAGGCATACATCGACTTTGCCGCGCCTCGTCCTACGATAAGAAACTGCTTCTTCGTAAGACGGTTTTTATAACGGACATTCTTATAATGACCGCCATGCCCATCTTCGTTCGGGACATAGACGCTTCTGGTATCGAAATAGTACCATCCGAAAACTTCTTCAGCCCAAAGTTTAAAAGTATCGAGCAAATGCAGATCGCTTCCATCGGTAAGCGTCAATTCAGAGTTGCAGTAATCTATAAATCCTTCGACAACGGCATCGTCATAGTAGTATCTCGGATTCTCAATCAGACGGTCGATGCGGTTCATTTCCATTTCAATCCATCTGCAGACCGGGATCTCGCCTCTCAAAACGGCCTCCCGAAACTGTCCGTAATAGGTCGGAACCGCCGTATTTGATAAAGCCATTTTGAATTTTCACCTCAAGATTGCAGATATGAAAGAATTGTGGTATAGTTGAATTCGTGAAAGGAGATGATTCATTTGAGTAAGAAGCCGTCTTGGAATTGGCTGAAAGACGACAATTCCGATGAAGTCCATCACATCGAGTGGCCTTGGGACGACGATGACGATCGGCCCGATTATGACGATAGTGAAGAAGGCGGAGCTGACGATTATGCATCTAGCCGTCCGTGGGGAATTGACAACGACGGATAATAATCGAAATAAAAATAGAACCTCTTAATATAAGAGGTTCTTATTTAATCAATCTTCATCCATGGATCGGCCATCCAGTCAATTGCCGTATCCATAAACGTATTATCATTAAATGCCTTAACAGCTTCATAGCCATTTACTATCATATCAAGAGCATTCTCTATCGTCTTTCCAGCGCCCTGTTTTTTAATCTTATCGGTCATGGTGCCAACCGTTGCTCCGACAATTAAACCGGCAATCATTTCCGCACTTTTTTCGCCAATTTTCTGCAACACTTTTTTAGAAGTGCTTTGTCCGTTATTAGCTTTCTTCTTCGCGTTCGCCATTTGACGCAGAGCATCTTCGTTGCGAAGACGATTTAAACGGTCTTGAAGCTCTCTATCTGAAAGTTGATCACGATTCTTGTAAAGTTCTTTTGCATCAGTAGACTTTACAAGTTTTTCGTGGTCAATTTTATTATTCTCCCGCTCTCTCTTTAGTCCAAGCGGAGTTCTGGTGCCGTCTTTATTTTGAAATCGACGGACACCCCATTTCTGACCCAAAATGCCGTGATGGGCCAGATAGTTGTTGTTTGATTCGTAATACATGTCAGGCCCTCACTTCCTGCAGTGCAGTGTTCAAATCGAAATTCTGTCCGAAACCCTGCTGCTGGTTCTGCTTATGTGAATTAAAGAATGGATTCATCTTACAGTTCTCCTTTAGCCATTCAGAAGCTGCTCGAGCTTTCCGTTCATTCCGTCAACCGTATGAGTAAGTTTCTCAACCAATTCATATAACTGCTTGTGTTCATCTTTTGTGACGAACTGCGCTTCAGGACCAAATGGAACTTCTTCAACACTGTAATGAAGAGCGTGAATCGGATTCTTAATGTTGCCGTTGGCATCTGTTTCACGCCTGTAGATCACTGGATTATTCTTGTCGTGAAAATACATCTCTTCACTCGGGGATGTCGGATGATTAAGAACTTCATCCATGCTCTCAACCCATACAATGTTGCACTTCGGCCCAGCAGCGGCGTCCAGAATTGGATTGGTTGTTCCGACCGGATTAATCTGTGGCGTCTGTACGGTCGGTAATGTTGAATAGCCTTTTGCAACTCCAGCAGAAGGAACCGGAGTAGGAATGACTGGCGCAGTGTTAATTCCAAAATTCGACGTGCTCATTTTTATCGTTCTCCTTTTGTCCAATAATACGTCGGCAACTCATTGCCGGAGTCCCACGTGTCATAATAGTCGCCATCCACCACAGTGACGACATGCTGGTCTAAGACCAATAAAAAACTACCTTGCGGATGATCTCTGCAGAAATCTTTTACAGAGTATCTCCCAAGGTAATCGTCTGGGATAAATTTTCGTATGTATCCGAGCTTATGCAGGTACGCGCCCCAGGTTGCATTTCCGGAAGGCATGTCTTTGTATAGGAAACCCTGAAACGTTGTCGCCGCATAGACCGTATCCCAATCCTGATTTAAAAACCTGCAAATAGCACGAATCGTACAATCTCCTACGAATCTTCCAGCAGGATTAGGATTAAAGAATTGAAAAGCCATTTTGAATCAGTAACCTATTTCAGCTACATCATTCATCTCCCATTCCAATTCTTTTATCCGATCTTTGTAAGCGGAAAGAACTGAAGAGTTAATTGTACTTGTATCAAACACGGTTTTCACTTTCAGGAAAATATACTCTTTGACCTCTTCCTGATAGCCCGAATCAATAAAATCGGACCATGTCTCATCTGGCCCGGTCACTTTAAACGGCAATTCTGGACCGACACCAAGCCGGCACAGACGAGAGAACGCCGCATTAATGTGCGGAATGATCTGAGAATCAAAGTGCTCATAATCTTCGTCAGGGCCGAGCATTCCCCTGATTGTTTTAAGAATACTGTCGGTCATTTTTGAAAGCCCCTCACTTCATTTGATCAACAAGGTCTTGAAGAGAACTATCCAAATACTTCTGAGTTGCAATAAAATATTTTGCGCCTTTAATGTCTTCTCTAGGAATAGAATTAACATCTACTTTTAACATTCTTTCTGATACTTCCATCCATTTTTTAGATGCTTTTTCATATTCAGAAATTGCAAGCTTATCGTGCGTATCTGAACTCTTCAAAGCAAGTTTTAATTCATCTGACAATGCCCGCTTAAAATCTTTTTCTGGCACATTATAGTCTTTAGGATTTGTAGATCCATAAACGTCCTCCGCAAACGTCTTCCATCCTTCTTTTCCATCGTATCTTTCATGCATGTTTCTATTTAGATTTCTGATCCTGCTCGCTTCGTCCGATAATCTATTGGAATTATTTTTAGCAATATTAGATGCTTCGCGAAATACTTTTAATCGACGTTTTCCTGCTTCAGTAAGCGTCCCATCAGGATTCTGATAACGTCTAACGCCCCATTTCTGGCCTAGAATGCCATGATGGTAAAGTTCGTTTGTATAATACATTTTGAATTACTCCTATCTCCAAGGACATGTATCATCTAATGTTCGAATCGTTGGCTCGAATACTTTCAACAACGATCTATCTCCGTAATGAATCGCTCTATGCGTAGTATCGCTCGTAGCTACAACGTATTCTGGATCCATTAAAAACTCGGTGTGGTTAACGATGTCATTCTTATCTATCGGATTCAAGTGATGAATAATTACTTTCTCTCCGGTTAGAAACGGACGATCTTTACAAGCAAGATCGCATCCGAGATCCCTTGAAATTATCGAGCGCCGAAACTTGCGCCATTCGTTAGATGCATAAAAGTCCTGATTTAGCCAACGATCATAGCCAAACGTGTCTTTACCAACGCTCCCGCCGATTTGAAGGTATTCGTATCTGGACAGAAAATCAGGGATCGAGATTAGTTCTGAATAGGTTCTGATCATAGCTTTTTGTATACATCGCTAACCGGAAGTTTTTCTAAAGACTTGACATAGTCCTTTCCCGCTTTATACACATCTTTTGTTAAAACCGTAGTTTCATCAACCTTAAGTTTATTCGGATTAATAACTATCATAGCCGTTGTCGACTTACCATCATAAATATCGTGTAGATCTGGAATAGCGTCGAAACCATTCGCTTTGAAATGATCGTAATAGCCTTTTATAAAATCGCCATATAAATCAGATAGCACTAAAGTCATATTAGCCACATAGGCCATTTGTTTAGATTCAAGCGAATCTGGGTTTTCAATCATACGCTCAATGTTTTCCGGAGTTAACTTTGTAGTTTTCTTCGTAAGAAGCGTTCCGGCAAAGCCATCGTTTAATTCAGTGATAGCGCTAGGGTTTGCCTTTAAATACTTTCCGGTTTCAGCAACAGTTTGACTTTCTGATGGAACTCTAAGCGGACTTGTAACGGAAATATGTTGAATTGCTTCACGAGTATTGTGAAACAGTGTATTAATAAAATCGTGTCCGTAAATCTTAACGTATCTTGCAGCGTCAGCTTTTCCATAAGAAACAAATAATCCGCCGGTCTGATTGGCTCGAATCTGCATAGTATTTTTGCCAACTCTATTAAATACAAAGCCCTTTGGGACAGTTAACGAACCATCGGAATTAGTCTTAATGGCTTTTGATGACTCTCTATAAAAATCATTCGCTTCCTTATCTAGACTATTTTGCCATCCAGCATTCTTTTCAGAAGCAGAATGATCCGACGCGCCAAGCGGATAAGGAGGACCATTACGCTTTCCCCATTTCTGGCCTAGAATGCCATGATGGTATAGTTCATTCGTAGTATTCCTCATCGTCATCTATCTCCATTCCGGCGCCAGAATATCGACGCATGGCCATAATCGCTGCGCCATAAAGTTCTTCAACTCGTTTTGCAGATTTGAGCGCTTCGGTCTTTGCGGTCATGAGCTCCATCTTTTTCTTAGTAAGCTCAAGTTCCTGCTTTTCTTTCAAAGATCCGAGCTTTAAAAAATGAACCACTTCAGCAGAAGTGGCCGTTCCTTCGCGCAATCGTGACTCGGCAAGATCATATGCCAAGGATATAAGCTGATTCTCTCTTGCCTCAGGTGTACGCCCAGGAGGAGACATCGGCGTTGTTGGAGTAGTTTTACCTAGTTTTTGGCGTCCCACAGCCAGTTTCCTCCATTTCTTATATAGTTTTGTTTAAAAATCATTTAGTTTTAGTAACTTTTAGATACCTTTTACAGAGGCATGGGGGAACCTTGGACGGAGGCTCCGAAAAATAAAACCATGGAACTCTTGAAAGGAGAACGGAAAACAGCTGAAATCATCAGTGGTAAAGGAGGTGGAGCGAATAACATGAAAGAAAAGAAACCCATGCCCCTGTAAAAAGCATCTAAAAATAACTCCTCCGGAGAATTTTTTAGG